TGGCATTAAAACAAACTTTTGAAATAAAATACCCATCTGAAAAAACGTATTGGATTTTTTGGACGGACAAAGTATCTCAGTTCGTTTACGGATGGACAGAAACAACACAACAAACCGATACGGGGCAACCTAATTGGTGGACTACCACAGATGAAGAAGAGTGGGTTGCTAAATTAGAAACAGAGTTTAACACTAACCCATTCCCAGAAGAAGAAGAAGATGATAACACCGTATAGTAATATAATATCAGTAACTACATTATCTGGCTCACTCCTAGATCTATACACGGGGGCGGCCGCTGCTTATTCATTGCGTAAATTAAGAAATGGATATACGGGAGGTGCTATTGAGGTAAGGCGTTCGGCTGACGGTGCCACGCAAGATATTGGCTTTGTCGATGGTGAGTTAGATACGGCAAGTTTAGAGGAGTTTGTGAATTGTGAGGATGTAGCACCTGCGGATCATGGAAGTGGTGCGGCTGCGGCTTATTCATTAAGATATGTAAGTGCAAGTTACACGGGTGACGTTATACAAGTAAGACGTTCATCCGATGATACAACCCAAGACTTTAACCCTACGGAAATAACAGACGGAACACTTGCAACCTTTTGCGGTGCTGGTGATGGGTTTGTAACGACATGGTATGACCAAAGCGGAAACGGATTTAATGCAACGCAAACAACGGCATCGGCTCAACCGCAAATAGTGAGTAGTGGGAGTGTGATAACTGATAATGGTAAGCCTACTTTAGACTTTGATGGTAGTGATGATTATTTATCTAATGCCTCGTCTTTGTCTTATAGTGGTGGTGTTTCGTGGTATGGCGTTCAAAATGTAGTGTTAACTTCTGGTAGATTGTGGAGTGATGACATTACGGGTGTCCAAGGTTATATGAGTTTTGTGATTAATTCACAATATTTATTCAACGATAACGGAGGTGGCTATAAAAATTTTGTTCCATCGGGTTGGTCAGCACAACAACAATTAGCATCTTTAAACTTTGACGATAATAATGGTAATTACAATTATGCTTTTGATGGTAGCAATACAAGCGGTTCAATCAGCGGATGGACTGGACCATTAGGAACAAGCGGTGCGGCTAACGTTGGAATTATGGGTGCAGGTAATGGTGCGCAATATGGAGAAGGAAAGTTACAAGAATTAGTCATTTATCCTAACAACCAATCCTCAAACCGCCCTAAGATAGAAGCCAACATAAACAACTACTACTCCATATATACAAATACTAATAACGGATACGTAACTACGTGGTACGACCAATCGGGCAATAGCAATGATGCAACACAAACCACTGCAACAGACCAGCCACAAATAGTTAGTGGTGGGAGTGTGATTTTAGAGAATGGGAAACCTGCTTTAGATTTTGACGGCAGTGATGATTATATGGTCGCAACTTATACATTAGGCACTGATTTAACAAGCGTTTTAGTTCTAAAATCAAATATAAATACATCAAGTGCTGATGGTACAATTTATCAATACAACATAGACAATGTTAATCACTTTGCGCACGGCTTTAGAAATGGTGGTTTATATACAAGAATGTTTAAAAATGGCATCCTAAATGAGGAGAATGGATACGACTTTTCAAGCACTTCTCAATTTTTGTCTTTTAATATATATGATTATGATAATTCAACTAATTACCTTTATGTTGATAATGTATTAAGAACTGACAATAATGCAGGAAGAAGTACAACCACTTCAAATAGTTTTATATCTATAATGGCAAGGTCATCTGGTGATTTTAATATAGATGGGAAACTTTCAGAATTAATTTTTTACCCATCTGACCAATCCTCAAACCGCACGGGCATTGAAACTAACATAAACGACTTTTACTCAATATACTATGTACCAAGCGATTCAGATGCACAAGCATTTGTTAGTCGAGTAGAAACCGCAGGTGGTTCATTATCTTACACAGAATCACAAGCAGTTGATACATTAGTAAGTGATTTAAAAGACGCAGGTATATGGACTAAAATGAAAGCCATTTATCCAATGGTTGGGGCAAGTGCGGCAGCGTGTGCGCAGAACTTAAAGAGTTCAAGTTTTACGGGTACGTTCAATGGGGGTGTAACGTTTAGTTCCAATGGTGTACAATTTAACGGTACGAGTGGGTATTTAGATACTCAATTTGTACCTTCAGTTGAATTTGGAGCAGGCAATGGATCTATAAGTGTATATTCGAGAACTTCAGGCTCAAGGAGTGCCGATTTTGGCAGATATACAGGTTCTCAAAATGCTATAGTTGCATACGTAAGTTTAAATGGAAGAGTTTACTCTTATTTCGGTGATACAGGCTATACTTTTCAAGCTGATACGAATAATGGATTAGGACTATTTAATTATCAAAGAACATCAAACTCAAATAAAAATGTTTTTGTAAATTCTACAAAAGTTTTAAATGCTAATACAACCTTTACTGGTTGGCCTAATCTATTTATGCCGATAGGTGCTTATTTTTTGAATGCAACATTTCAAGAAACAAGTGGTAGAGAGTTTGCTTTCGCCCATTTAGGCGATGCATTAACCGATACTGAAGCATCTGATTTTTACACCGCAGTACAAGCATTTCAAACAACTTTATCTCGTAACGTATGATAGGATATATTTTAACAGAAGCAGAAAAGGACGCAATACAAGGTCAAGAATTTGCACCCTTTGAGCATTTTAATTGCGTTCAAGATGTGAATGATGTATGGTTCAACTTTGTAACCGAACAACAAATACCTTTAGTGGAATCATCTCAATACGCTTGGATTCTTGAATTGCCACAAGGCGAATATGTACCACCACCAACACCTGACCCATTTTAACTATGCAAGGATATACATTTAACACAGAACAAGAAGCAATCACCGCAAGACAACAAGCGGCAGATTACAAAGGCTACCCAATTAATCCAGGAGATACAACTATCTATTGGGTGAACTACAACTATTCTGAACTTGACGGTTTTTATTACATTCGTCACGTTGAAGGATTAGATGCGGTATTGGGTGAGCCGAGTGACATCACAATCACACCACACGAAGAACTATGAAAACATTTTTAGACGAAATAGGAATCAACATAATGCAATCCGTTGCAGGGTTGTTTGGCTCACTTTTGTTTTTAGGGAAGGAAGGAGCAAAGAATTTAAAACAGTCCTTGTTTGCCATTGTCACGGGTACGGCATCTGCAAATTATCTGACTCCCGTAGTAATGGAAATCTTAAAGATTGAAAATACCAAGTACGAGAATGGAGTTGCTTTTATTCTTGGGTTTTTAGGACTTAAAGGAGTTGAGGCGATAAGTAAAAGATTTTATAAAGAAAAAGTACAAGATGGAACTGATGCAAATAATAAATGAATTAGCAAGTCTGTTGGTATGCGTTAACGCTACCTTGTTTTACATCTTTGTATTTGGTAGGGAAGTGTCAAGAATTGATAAATTGCCATTGGCAGAAAAGATATTACTTAGAGTTGGATTGGCTTTACCTGCCGTTAGTGGGTTATGGAATGTCTTATACATGAGTTATCCACCGAATGCAGAAATAATCATGAACGTGGGATATGCTTGTCTATTTACTTGGGCATCTATCTTCCACTATAAGGAATTTGTAAAGAATGCCAAGAAATAAGATAGTTGGTAAAAACAAGCGTAAGGGCTCAAATAAAGCCACTGGGCGTAATTACTCTAAAGAAAAGAAGTATCAGTCCACTACGGAAAGAAAGAAGTACAGAGCAGCTCTAAATAAGGCTAATCGCAAAGCTGGTACATATGGCAATGGAGACAAGAAGGACATGAGTCATACAAAGAGTGGAAAGCTAGTTAAGGAATGTCAATCAAAAAACAGAGCTCGTAATAGAGGAAAAAAATGAAAAAATTATTTGAAATATTTAAAGGACAGCAAGGTGAATTCAGTAGTAAGCGTGTTGTAGGTATTGTAGGTGCAATTATTTTATTTGCAACATTTGCCGCTAATTCATTCTCAGAAGTGCATATCGCTCCAAGCGATAAGTTAGTGGAAGCAGTTGAGTGGGTAGTAATACTATGCCTAGGCTTTACTTCTGCTGAGAAGTTCTCTAAAAAATGAGAGCGTTAATACTAGCTGTATTACTGTCTAGTTGTTCAGCTAATTGGCACTTGAATAGGGCCGTTAAGAAAGATCCTAGTATCCTTCTTGAGCAAGTTGTAAAGATAGATACGTTTACAGTTAGAGATACGTTCACTTATCACGATACATTCGTAACAAATTCAGTTGATACCATTACCATTGATACAGGTAGTGTTCAGGTTCGTATTATTCGTGAGCATGATGTGATTAGGACTACAATCACTCAAAAACCAGATACTGCATACATTACCATTGAGAAGACATTACCTCCTAGAGTCATTAATAAACAGAGTTGGTTCAGGTGGTGGTACTTACTTCCTTTCTTTATTATTTGGGCTCTAGACAAGTTAAAATGATAAGGGCTATATTTGTAATATAATACAATGGAAAAAAATAAAATCACACAAGAAGAACTAGAGTTAATTCAGCAAATGAACACCGATTACACAAAAGCCAAAATGGCTATTGCGGATGCTGAGTTAACCAAACAGACATCTTTACACGCTATCGAAGTAATCCGTGAGCAGTTCTCTAATCACGAGAAGATATTGATAGACAAGTATGGTAAGGATGCTGTCATCAATATGCAAACTGGAGAAATAACACAAAAAGAAAATGGCAAAGATTAGCACATATGCTACCGATGGTAGTCCATCATTATCTGACAAAGTAATTGGCACTGAGGTGTCTTCTGACAACGCAACAAAAAACTACTTATTAAGTGATTTAAAAACACTTATGTTCAGTACGTTTGGTGTGTCTCAAATCATTGATGCATCATCAACTTCTGATCAAGAGCCCTCAGGTCTTGACTCTGCATTACAAGTTTCTTTTGGAGCTGCTCAAAATACAGCTTCAGACCCTGTGATGTTGGCTGCTGATGGTACAGTTACTTTTAATAGCCCAGGTTTGTATTTAATGAATGCATATGGTACTGTTGAGCGTCAAGGCTCTTCAGGGGGTGTGTCTGTTTTGTTGTTCCGTTCTTTAATTAATGGGATTCAAGCAGGATCTGTAAAAGGTTTTGAGTTAGACTCTACAGGCGTTATGTTACCGTATGAAATAACTATTCCTATAAACATAGAAACCGCAGGCACTACGCTTACATTTGAGATTATGCGTGATAGCTCAGGAGTAGATCAAGGTGGTCTATATACTCATACCAATTTAGGTGGATGGGATAACGTACCTTCTGCTGAAATAAATATCTGGAAAATAGGCAACTAGTATGTTGATCCGTAAAGTATCAGTGGGCCTTGACTACAAGGCTGCTATGCACTACATCGTAGGGCAAGATGTGTTATCTAATAGTAATAAGATACACTTGATACGTTACGATGAGAAAAGCCAAAGCTATAAGATATATATCATAAACCAAAAAGAAGAGGTTGTGCTTTGGAAAGAGTTTAACTCTAGTATGCCTGTAACAATTGAATACAATATAAACTTTTAATGAAATCACCTTTCTACTTCATAGCTAAGCCTGTGAATGGAAGCCGATATAACAACACAAAAGAAGTAGCCGGAATTGAGTTAATCATAAACACATCAGAAGAAGAACACAAATTCTCAAACCGATACGCTGAAGTAGTCGAGCTTCCATTAGATTACAAAGGCCCAATAACAATTGGTGACATTTTACTTGTTCACCATAACGTATTTAAATTTTATAACGACATGAAAGGTCGTAGAAAGAGCGGTAAAAGCTTTTTCAAAGAAAACTTATTCTTTATTGAGAATGACCAATTTTATATGTACAAGCATGATGGTAATTGGTACTCTCACGATAGGTATTGTTTTATAAAGCCTATTGACGCAAAAAAATCGTATATTATGAAGCCTTTCAAAGAAGAGCCTTTGATGGGTGTAATGCGATACCCCAACGAGTATTTAATCAGTAAGGGTGTCAAAGAGGGAGATACTATATGCTTTGAGCCTGAGTCTGAGTATGAGTTTGACGTTGATGGTGAAAAGTTATATAGGATGTTTGATCACAATATAACAATGAAGATATGTCCTTAATGATTATGGAAGATGTCCTTGCCAATCCAGATGCATATGTTGATGACATATATAGACTAGGTTTTGGTGAATTTGAAGACGGTGAAAATGTTTTCAAAGGAGTTCAACAAAGACCAAATACTGATGAGTTTGCTTACGTAGTAAGTGAGTTATTCCAGAATTACGATATTGCTTTGAACTTTGTGAGGAGGTCTCCATATATGCAGGAGGAGCCAAACTTCATCCATACAGATGAAATGATGGGTGATGTTACGTGTATACTTTATTTGAATAAATACCATCCTGATGAGGATGGTACTACGTTATATGATGACGAGGGCAAACCATCGATGATAATAAAAGCTAAATACAATAAAATGTTTTGCTTTGACTCATCAATGGTTCACTCACGTAATATGTATAATAATTTCGGTGAAGACCGTGATGCAAGATTAATTCAAGTTATATTTTTAATTAGAAGAGATGAGTGATTCAAATGAAATCAAATTGAAGATTATTGAGGCGGGAAGACAAGCTGTTGAACAACTAGTAAAGGTTGCTAGGGAGGATATAATAAAACCCGACCCAGACGATGAACTAGCTGCCGATCGTTTAAAAAATGCTGCTGCAACAAAGAAGTTAGCAATCTTTGATGCGTTTGAAATTTTAAACAGGATAGAAGCAGAAAAAGAAAGTCTAGAAATGTCTTCAAAAGGGTTAGATTCATATACGCAAAGTAAGCAAGGTTTTGCAGAACGAAGATCAAAATAGCATATACCGCATTATACCTGACTATGTCAAGAAAGCGACTAGGCTTAGTAAGAATTCTTCTAGGTCCTGGAAGTATGGATATGATGATAAATACGATATGGTCATTATATCTAAGACAGGTCAGATAGGTGATGTTATTGAGATATCTGGTTTGAGGATTGCACTACCTGCTGTACCTAAAGATGTATTTAAAAGGAGTAATGTGCCTTCCGAGCAATATTGGGAGCGTACTCCATTGCCAAATGAACTAAGCAAGATAACTTCCATTTTCAAATGGAATGAGATGCCATCTACATTTAAGAACCGATGGGTTGATTATGTAGAGAATCAATTTGACTATCGTGAGGATGGTTATTGGTTCATGAATAATGGAATGCCTACATACATTACAGGTAGCCATTGGATGTATTTACAGTGGTCTAGTATTGATGTTGGATTCCCAGACTATCGTGAGGCTAATAGAATATTCTTTTTGTATTGGGAGGCTTGTAGAGCTGATAAGAGGTCATTCGGTATGATTTACCTGAAGATTAGACGTTCGGGTTTTTCATTCATGTCATCATCAGAATCTGTAAATATTGCAACTCTCGCTAAAGACGCTAGGGTAGGTATACTATCTAAAACGGGTTCTGACGCTAAAAAGATGTTCACGGACAAGGTAGTTCCGATAAATAATAAACTACCATTCTTTTTCAAGCCTATCATGGATGGTATGGATAAGCCAAAGACAGAATTAGCTTATCGTGTACCTGCTTCTAAAATCACTAAGAAGAATATGCATGATCTCGATAGTGATATTGATGGCTTGGATACAACCATTGACTGGAAGAATACAGAGGACAATAGTTATGACGGTGAGAAGCTTTTGTTTTTGGCTCATGATGAGAGCGGAAAATGGATTAAGCCAAATAACATATTAAACAACTGGCGTGTAACTAAAACTTGTTTGCGTCTAGGTAGTAAGATTATTGGTAAGTGTATGATGGGGTCAACATCTAATGCTTTGAGCAAGGGTGGTGAGAACTTCAAAAAGCTTTACGAAGATTCAAATGTATCAAGCAGAAATGCCAATGGTCAGACTAAGTCAGGCTTATACTCTTTGTTTATACCTATGGAGTGGAATATGGAGGGCTTTATCGATAGATATGGGATGCCTGTATTTAAGAAGCCGAAAGAAACTATTATAGGAGTAGACGGAGAGGATATAGTAAACGGTGCTATTGACTATTGGGATGCTGAGGTAGAGTCTATGAAGAGTGATGCTGATGCTTTAAATGAATTTTATCGTCAGTTTCCAAGAACAGAATCTCATGCATTTAGAGATGAAAGTAAGCAATCTATATTTAACCTTACTAAGATATACCAACAGATAGATTACAATGATGCTATGATAAAGGAGCATTATCTAACTAGAGGTAGTTTCCATTGGAAAGATGGAGTTAAGGATACCACGGTGATTTGGTCACCCAATAGGAGTGGTAGGTTTTTAGTGAGTTGGTTGCCTGAAAAGAATCTACAGAATAGAGTAATAAAAAAGAACGGATTAAAATATCCTGGTAACGAGCATATGGGTTCATTCGGTTGTGACTCATATGATATATCTGCTGTTGTTGGGGGTAGAGGTTCTAATGGTGCTTTACATGGCATGACTAAATTCCATATGGATAACGGCCCTACGAATGAGTTTTTTTTAGAGTATATAGCTAGGCCTCAAACGGCTGAAATATTTTTTGAAGAAGTTTTAATGGCTTGTGTATTTTACGGAATGCCTATTCTTATTGAGAATAATAAGCCTAGGTTATTGTATCATTTTAAAAATAGAGGATACAGAAACTTTTCTTTAAATAGACCTGATAAACAATATTCTAAATTAACTAAATCAGAAAGAGAGCTTGGAGGTATACCAAATAGTAGTGAAGATGTGAAGCAAGCACACGCTGCTTCTATTGAGTCATATATAGAGAAGCACGTAGGTCTAGATACCTCTGGAACGTACAGAGATGCTGATGTTATGGGTTCTATGCCTTTTTCAAAAACACTTGAAGATTGGGCTAAATTTAATATAAACGATAGAACTAAATTTGACGCATCAATCAGTTCAGGATTGGCTATAATGGCTAATCAAAAACATCTGTATGTGCCTGAAAAGCAAGAGTCCAAAATTAGCATTAACTTTGCTAAGTACTCGAACAAGGGTAATATAAGCGAAATAATTAGATGAAGGATGTAAAAATCAATATAGCTAATACTAGTTTCCCGAATCAATTTGCTACTGACGAGGAGAAGATGTCTCCTGAATATGGCCTCCAAGTTGGACAAGCTATTCAGTATGAGTGGTTCAGAAAAGACGGTGTTAACTGTCGGTATTATAGCCAGTGGAGGGAATTCCATAAACTAAGATTGTATGCGAGAGGCGAGCAGCCTGTTCAAAAGTACAAGAATGAATTAGCCGTTGATGGTGACTTATCTTATTTAAATCTTGATTGGACTCCTGTTCCTATTATCCCAAAGTTCGTAGACATTGTGGTAAATGGTATGGCTGACCGTTTGTTTAAGGTTAAGGCGTATGCGCAAGATGCTATGTCCCAATCTAAGAGAAGTAAATACCAAGATATGATTGAAGGTCAAATGGCTGCTAAAGACATTTTGACTATTATTCAAGATAATACAGGTGTTAATCCTTTCTCTATGGATCCTGATGACCTGCCTGCAAATGATGAAGAGATGTCTTTGTATATGCAGCTTAATTACAAGCCTGCAATCGAGATTGCTGAGGAGGAAGCTCTTAATACCATTTTAGAAGAGAATAAGTATTTAGATTTAAGAAAGCGTGTTGACTATGACCTTGCTGTTTTAGGTATAGGTGTAATGAAGCATGAGTTCTTAAAAGGTTCTGGAGTTCAACTTTCATATGTTGACCCTGCCAATATAGTATACAGCTATAGTGAAGACCCTTACTTCAAAGATTGTTTCTACTGGGGTGAGATAAAGACTTTGCCAATTACTGAGTTAATCAAGATAGACCCTAGTCTTACTAATGAGGACCTAGAGGAGATATCCAAGTATAGTCAGAGTTGGTACGATTATTATAATGTAGCTCAGTTCTATGAGAATAGTATCTTCTATAGAGATACCGCTACCTTACTATACTTTAACTACAAGACAACTCAAAAGATAGTTTACAAGAAGAAGTATCTTGATAATGGTGGTGTGCGTTATGTAGAAAAAGATGATTCATTCAACCCTCCTGCTGAAATGATGGAGGAAGGTCGATTTGAAAGAATTGAAAAAACTATTGACGTATGGTACGAGGGTGTTATGGTGATGGGTACTAATATTATTCTCAAGTGGGAGCTTGCTAAGAATATGGTTAGACCTAAGTCTTCATCTCAACACGCAATACCTAATTATGTTGCTTGTGCTCCAAGATTATACAAGGGTAATATTGAGTCATTGGTTAGGCGAATGATACCATTTGCTGATTTGATTCAGATTACTCATTTGAAGTTGCAGCAGGTAATTGCTAGAACTGTACCTGATGGTGTATTTATTGATGCGGATGGATTGAATGAAGTTGACTTGGGAACAGGTGCTGCTTACAATCCTGAGGACGCTCTTAAGTTATACTTCCAAACGGGTTCTGTTATTGGTAGATCGTACACGCAAGATGGTGACTTCAATAATGCTAGAGTTCCAATTCAAGAACTTAATTCAAATTCTGGAGCCAATAAAGCTCAGATGTTGATATACAACTATAACCACTATCTAAATATGATACGTACGGTTACCGGATTGAATGAAGCTAGAGATGCGTCAACTCCTGATGCAAACTCTTTGGTTGGATTGCAGAAGCTTGCAGCATTGAATTCAAATACCGCTACTAGACATATATTGGATGCGGGTCTTCATATTGTTAAGAGTATATCTGAGGCATTAACTTATCGTATAGCTGATATTTTAGAGTATGCTGATTTCAAGGATGACTTTGCAAGCAGAATAGGAAAGTACAATGTATCTATATTGAATGAGATAAAAGACTTGTACATCTATGACTTTGGTGTTTTCATTGAGATATCTCCAGATGAGGAGCAGAAAGCTCAGCTTGAGCAGAATATCCAAATGGCTTTATCTCAAGGTGATATCAATCTTGAGGATGCAATTGACATTCGTGAGATTAAGAACATCAAGTTGGCTAACCAATTGCTTAAGGTTAAGCGTATCAAGAAGCAAGAAAAAGAGCAGCAGTATGAGATGCAGAAGCAACAGATGGTTGCTAATCAGCAAATGGAATCTCAGAAGATGGCGGCTCAAGTTGCCTTGCAGAAGATTGATGCTGAAGGCCAAAGTAAGATGCGTACTAAACAGGCTGAGATTGCTTTTGAAATCGAGAAGATGAAGAATGAAGCAGAGCTTAAGCGTATGTTGATGGCTGAAGAATTCCAATATCAAATGAAGATTGCTGAATTACAAGGTGGTACTTTGAAAGATAGGGAAGAGATGAAAGAAAAAGAAAAGGCCAAGCGTATAAGTATGCAGAATACACAGCAGTCTAAACTCATAAACCAAAGGCAAAATGACTTACCTCCTATTAATTTTGAATCTAACGAGGATAGTCTAGATGGTTTTGACCTAGCAGAGTTTGAACCGAGATAGAAAAATTATATTAAATTTGCAATTATAAAAATCTAATCAAATGGAAATTAAAGTAAAAGAGGTTAACGTAGGTGAGGAGAAAAGCGTTCAAGAAGTTGAAGAGCAGCTCCTTAACGAACACGAAGAAAAAGTAGGCGCAGAAGAAGAAAACCAAGCGCAAACGGAGAGTGTTCAAGAAAACGAGGCGATCAGTGACACTGAACAGCCTACTGAAGTTGTACAAGATGATGTACAAGCTGATGTACAAGCACCTGAGTTAACCGAGGAAGACGTTCTGTCATTTATAAAGAATAGGTATGATAAGGAAATCAATTCTATTGATGACCTTGTTACTGAGCGTGAGCAAGAAGATTTGCCAGATGATATTGCCAACTATATGAAGTATAGGCAAGAGACTGGTAGAAGTTTTGATGACTACATGAGGTTGAATGAAGACTTCGATAGTATGAATCAAGATTCTTTATTACGCCAATACTTTAAACAAACTCAAGATGGCTTAGATGATGAAGACATTGATGTTCTAATGGAAGATTATTCTTTTGATGAGGATATAGATGACGAATCAACTATAAAGAAAGCCAAAGTTGAGAAGAAAAAAAAGATTGCTGAAGCCAAAAAATATTTCAACTCTCAGAAGGAGAAATACAAAGTGCCCCTTGAGTCAAGTACGGCATCAATTGATCCACAAGAGAAAGAAGATTTGGAGGCCTATAAGCGATATATTGCTGAGGCAAAAACAATTGAGGAAGAGTCTGAGCGTAAACGCAATTGGTTTGTTGATAAGACCAATGAAGTTTTCAATGATGAGTTCAAAGGTTTTGAATTCAAAATCAATGATAACGTGATGCAGTTTAAGCCAGCTGAAGCTTCGGAACTTAAAAAATCTCAGTTGAATCCACAGAACTTCATACAGAAGTATTTGGATGAAAGCGGGATGATTAAAGATGCCAAAGGTTACCACAAGAGTTTAGCCGTAGCCATGAACCCCGAAAGGTTCGCAAAGTTCTTTTATGAACAAGGTGTTGCAGCAGCGACTGAAGATGTAAACAAAAAGATTAAAAACATCGACATGAGTGAACGCAAATCTCCTGAAATTGTGAGCAAGAACGGAGTACAGGTTAGGTCTGTGAATCCTGACTCTGGAAGGGGATTGAAAATTCGCAGTAAACGTAAAAACTAAAAAACTAAAAAACTAAAAAAATGTCTGTATTAACTACACCTGGTTATCAGTTGCAGCCATCCGCTCAACAGGTAGCCCTCGCTACTAACTATATTACCGACTTCAATTTCTTGAATCAGTATCTTCCTGATACTTATGAGAAGGAGTTCGAGCGTTACGGTAATCGTACTGTTGCATCTTTCCTACGTATGGTGGGAGCTGAGATGCCTTCTAACTCTGACTTGATTAAGTGGGCTGAGCAAGGCCGTTTACACGTTAAGTACACCAACTGTACTACAACTACGTTCACAAACGGTGACACAGCTACTTTCACAATCAACGATGTACTTGACCCTGATCGTGCTGCTATTGGTCTTACTACTGGTAGTATCGCTATCCGTGTAGGTCAAACTGTGCTTATCACACCTAATGCTAACCCTGCTGGTACTGCTACTCAGAACAAAGCTATTGTTACTGCTGTAAATACTGGTGCTGGTACTATTGACGTAGCTTTCTACGAGCAAGATGGTATGACTAATACTAACGCAGCTGATACCTACTCTATCTTCATTTATGGTTCTGAGTTTGCAAAAGGAACTAATGGTATGTCAGGTTCTTTAGAGGCTGACGATGAAATCTTTGAAAACAGCCCAATCATCCTTAAGGATAAATACTCTGTATCTGGTTCTGACATGGCTCAAATTGGATGGGTTGAAGTTTCTACTGAGAACGGTGCTACTGGTTACCTTTGGTACTTAAAGTCTGAGCATGAGACTCGTCTACGTTTCGAAGACTATCTTGAGACTTCTATGATTGAAGCTGTTCCTGCTGCTTCTGGTGGTGGAGCTGCTGCTGCTGGTTACAAAGGTTCTGAAGGTG